CACGCATTCCGCAAAATGTCACAACGGTTGACCAAACACGCAAGCCCAGACGGAGCAGAGTATTCATTCACTAAGTATCACATTGATAAGTGGATGTGGAGAGGTATCAAGTCAGTTGACGATCCTCCCCCTCGGCCCCTTGGTCTGGACGGTCCGCTCTTCGAAACAGTGTTGTCTCGAGACCTGGCCCGTGCGGTACGCTCACAGGATCTTGGCTTTCTTTATTCCATTCAAAAAGGAACGAAGCAAGGCTGGACCCGTGCAAACAAACGCATGGTGGTCGCGGCGTGCAAGAAGCATGCAAAGTGTCTCTCAAACAGCCATGGTGTGGTGGAAGACAAAGATCTCGCTGCTAACCTAGAAAGGGTAGCCCATATGATCTTTGACTCACAGGTTTTTACGCCTACGAAATTCCTCCCCACCACCTCTGCTTGTCAACAAGCTCCTTATGGTGCTTGCTCTCAGTCTTACTGCAAGGCTGGAGCTCGGTACTGAAACTCAAATTGGTCGGATTCCCCAGATTCAGACGGCGATCGCTTCATGGCAGAAGGATCACCTGGATCTTTGGACGGAAGACATTGAGTCTCGATGGAGTGACCCCGTTTCAAGAGCAGATCTGCTCACGGTCACAGCGGTTCCACTCACTGAACTCGGTGGGAAAGTGCGCATCATTACCAAAGGTGATGGCCTCCTTTATTCCTGCCTGCAGCCGCTTCAGCAACACATGTTAAGTTGTTGGAAGCACAGCCAGGCGTCAACGATGTTAATACAGGATCTCACCGCGTCTGTTCAGTCCATGTTGGACGCACTTAAATCACCCCACCTCGGTGTGGATATGTCGGACGTAGTTTTCGTGTCCGGTGATTATAGTGCTGCAACAGATCTCATGAAGAAGAATGCCACCTACCTGGTCCTTAAAGGCCTGGAAGGTACTGACATTCCCCAGAAGCAAAAAATCTGGGCGGCTCGATCATTTCAGCCGGGCGAAGTCAATTATCCACTGAAGTACAAAAAAGAATTGCCTCCAGTGATGGGTATTGACGGCCAACTCATGGGTCATCCGCTAAGTTTTCCGATCTTGTGTGTCGTGAATCAATCAGTTCTCCGTACCGCACTCAACCGCTGGATCAAGGATCAACCTGATCAGCTGCTTGCCGAGTCGGTTGCAGAAATCATTTACCAACACGCCAAAGTTAATGGCGATGATATTCTGTTCTGCGCACCGAAATCTGTCTACTCTTACTTCCGAGCCGTAGCCGCCGAAGCAGGGTTCCAAATTTCGCAGGGGAAGAACTATGTGTCAAGCTTCGCGTGCACCATCAACTCGCAATTGTTCATCCGTAAGGGTGGAGTTGTGGAGAGGGTGGGCTATTTCAATCAAACGCTGCTCACTGGCTCAGTCAAGAAGACGGCTAGTGCAACAGTGTCTGCATTTGATCTGGTAGCTGCGATAAACCAAACGTTTGCTCTCTATCCGAGAGTAGCTGCTGCAGTGCCGACCGTGTTAAAACGAGCTGAGAAGCTGTTCACGCCGAGAACGTTCCGTGGATTCTCCCTAAACTGGTACCTACCGGCCCACCTTGGTGGCCTTGGTCTGGATATAAGGATGTGTCCCAACGTAAAATCTTTCGGTGCGATCACGCTTCCGGCTAAAGTCGATCGACTACAGCGCCGTGTGGCTGCTCGGGCGGTGACTGATCAAGGAAAGATCAGTTACTATCTGAGGAAAAAGTCTTCCAAACCCACCTTGCTTGCTCTATTTGAGAGTGAAAAGATGGTATTGGGTGACTATGTGCAGAACCGGAACGAGACACTCAGAAGCGAATCTGATCTCGACGGTTGGTCTGCCCGCTGCATGACTTTGGATCGTATGATGCACAAAGATGCATTTGTGGAGCCGGAGAGCGTCTTCCGTCTGACCTCGCGAGGTCAGCGACTGAAGCCTATGACGTATGAGAAGCTTGTTGAGTATGCAGGTGCACAGTTCTTTTGTGTGAACAAGTGCGGCTATGAAAAGCCACCTGGACTACCAATCCTCTCATGCCAAAGGGTGTACAAGAAAGACTTGTGCACGCGCTTTCACGGTGCGTTGAGCTACATGGGGTTACATGACGCCGACCCTCAAGGTTGGTTACCCAAAACAGTGATCGAAATGGTGGCAAGCCTGCCCCCGATCTCAATACTTCTGTGCTAAGCAAAGTGCCAAGAGACTGCACGGAGTTCACGTCTGATTAGATGTGGTCATGTAATGGACAGTCCCTCCCTGAGTGAGGTATCCCATACAACTCAATTTCTGGACCAATAGCCTCGCTATGCAGAAATCAAAACAAATTCTGGACATCCTCGAAAGGAGCAACAGCGTCACGAAGGACGGAAGAGACTGGCTAACTTTGGCCCTCGACCCCTTCCACGACTATGCTCACCAAGTTGCTGGTTTTCCTGATGCGGACGGCAGTCAAACCGTCGTCTCCTGCTATCAGTATCAGACCACCGTCACTGCCCCTGTGGGCGTGGCGGGCAACTGGGATGCTCACATCTTCTCCCTTCCTCAGCAGCATACACAGTCATACGATTTGATGACTGAGACCGTCGACTGGGTCAAGCTGGTGGACCTTGCGCCACCCCAAGCTTTCCAAGCCGGCCTGTTGAACATTCACTCGAATGCTGCTGGTCAATCCCTTACTCCTCCTGTCCCTGCCATTGCCACCTTTGCGGCACAGACCCTGCCAAGTTTAGCAAGCTCTTCAGACCTAACCGACGGAAATACCCGTATTCTCGGATTTGGTTTCGAAGTGGCAAACTCTACAGCGGAAGTGTACAAGCAAGGCTCCATCACGGCATATCGTATGCCACAGTATAC